GGCATGATCACCAACCATCACGCGGTAGTGCCGCCCCTCTTGACACATGTGCCGCTCGACCTGCGGATAGTTGGCTAGCAGGAATCGAATCGCCTCTGCTGCACTATCGACGGCCGCCATGAACTTGCGCCGTCCGAGGAACTTGGCTAGCTGCCCATACACCCGGATCTCGCGCAGCATGGCAGTTCTCAGCCTTCGGTCAGTTTATCGGCGTCGCGATGGCGAAGTCTACGGCCACAACAAGACTGCAACCAGCCACCGTACAGATCCCGGCTCGAGAGGCGACCGCGGAGATGGTGCAGCACCAACTGATCACCGATATACACACCGCAGTGGTTGAGGCCACGGCCTTCGATGTTCATCAGCAGGCCATCGCCAAATTGCAACGGCTCCTCCTCCGGCAGTTGATAGAAGCCAGCATCCTTCCAGAAACCATCGAATAGCGGCTGCACCTCGAAGTCCGCATGGGTGGCCGGTCGATCCCAGTCCGGCAGATCGATGCCGTGCTCGCCGTACCAGTCACGCACCAGTGTCCAGCAGTCGCTCACATCCCACACCCAGCTCCGGCCAATGAGCGGTGCCTTGTAGCCAGTGGGGTGGGTTTCAGACCAGGCTTCAGTCTTGGGGTTGTAGATGAACCAGGGCAGGCCGGTGGCCTCGATGCTGATCAGATCGGCCTGGCTCGGTTCCGGCGGCGTCACCGGATGGCTATGGAAGACAGCTACGACTTCCCCTGCCTCCTCAGCAGCCGCATAGTCCTCAGGAGAGAGGACGAACTGTGTGCCATCTTGATCCAGATTGCAGCAAGGCCAATAACGGCGACGGCCTTTGATAACGACCACCAAGCCGCAAGCCTCACGCGGATCTTCCTCGGCCGCATGAAGTGCGGCGTCATCTTTCCAGCTCATACGGTGTAGGCGCCGATGCCAGGGAAGCTGCCATAGGGCAGCTCGGAGGTCGCCCCGAACCGTAGCTTGCAACTGTTGAGGCGTTTGCCGCATACATCAGCGGCCAGTGTCGCGACCGAGTTGTCGTTCGCATCGAAGTAATTGCTGCCGGTGTAGCCGCACTCTGTCGAGCGGTAGACCCATTGGCAGATGTTGGCGATGCACTGCCGCTTCGGCGCCCGCACACCCACTAGGTCGAACGCCGCGGCCAGCTCAAACTCCACTATCTGCCGGCTCTCGGATGATTTGCGCGCGATCTTGTAGACCTCCCGCGGGAACTCAGCGGTCGGGTCCGGCGTGCCGTATGGGTTGGTTCCGCCGGTGAAGTTGGCGCCATCGATGTAGCGCGCCATGGTGCGGATCCTGGTCAGCGTTGCCCCTGTCAGATCATTGCCGGCAGTGGTCGCATTGACTGTCGCGAGGATCGTGGTGATGCTGCCGAGGATGTTGCTCACCTTGATCTTCGGCCGCGGCAGGCTGCCGGTGCCTGTGTATTCAAATCCTTCGGCCTCGACCGGGAACCGCTGATAGTTGTTGCTATTCCAGACCAGCTCACCGTTGGCGTCCATATTGCTGCCGGCGTGGAAGCGGTACACCGTGTTGCTGCCATGCAGAGCGGTGACGAGCTGCAGCTCGAACAGCTCGATGATGCTGCTCGGCGCGATCTTCTGTAGCTCTGAGACGGGTATCGCCATGGCTACGGCTCGAACACCTCTATGAAGGTGGCAGTGATGTTATTGAAGTTGCAGGAGCGCAGCGTGGTCTGCCACTCCCTGCAGATGTACTTGCCAGCAGTGCCGCTAGGCGGGGTCCAATCAAAGCTCTCGACGCCAGCTCGAGCATCCAAGAAGGCCGTGATGTTGTCGCGCTCGGTATCGGTCCGGTTTAAGAAGTTGAGTTGCCACTCCTTGCCATTGCGGTGCAGGCCGAAGCCGACGCGATGCTGGTAGCCATCACCTGCTTCGAAGGTGACCACCCTCGGCTTGCTGATCTCAGTGGCCTCGAAGCTGGGCGTGTAGGAGAAGGTGGCCATTAGTTAAGCAAGCCTCCTGGGCGCTTCTGAATCACGATCTCATTCTTGACGGCTTCGCTGATTGCCCGGCCGAACTCGGCGCCCTTGGCGTTATCACCCTGGACGCTGGTGCCGCTGGCGTCAACATTCACCACCACGCTCACACCGCCGCCACCGTTAGTGGCTTGCACACCGAGGCGGCCATCCCGGCCACGGCGCAGCGGCATGATCGCCTCAGGTCCGGCCTCACCCATCAGGCCAATGCCCTTGGCGAAGGGGAACATCGTCGGCTTATCGACGATGCCGCCACGGGCGAACTTCTGGATGCCGTTCTGGGCAAAGACGTTGCCCATCGCGCTAGCACCGAAGCCGATGGTCTTGCTCAGCGTGCTGGCCACTCCAAGCAAGCCGCCCCCACCACCACCGCCGAACATGCTCTGCACAGATCGCAGTAGAGGCGCAATGATCAGCATTCGCGTGACCATGCGGGTGATCTCCTCGATGATGGATTGTGCAAACTGACGGAAGCTAAAGGTGCCGGTAGTGGTCAGGGAGACAATGGCATCCTCGAGACCCTTAAAAGCGGTCTGAGTGACATTGCTCAGGTTGGCGCCCAGTGTCCCGATGCTTTCAATGTAGGAACCGATGCCAGCACGGAAGTCTTCCATTGCCGAAGTTGTTTTCTGTACAGACGCATAGAACAGCTCTCCGCCCATGCCGGCCTCGAAGCCGGCGCCCTTCAGCTCCTTGAATTTTTCGATGAGCGCATTGGTTTCTTGAACTTGCAGCTTCTGAATCTCAACCGATCTGGTGCGCTGGATGTTGGCCTGCTGTTCAATGGGCAACTGCTGGCGCAATTCCTTATCGGCCGCGGCGCTGACGGCTCGGCGCCTCTCTGCATATTCGAGCTGGATTTTTCTGAGAGGATCGGTTTCGCGAAGAATCGCCAGCTCCGCCCTCGATTGCGCTAGTGACTCACGCGAAGATGCTATGCCTTCCGCGATTCGCTTACGCTCAGCCTCAGCACGTTTTTGTGCTGCTTTTTCTTTTTCAGCAGCGTCACTGCCCGACGCGCGACCAGGCAGTAGCGGAGGGGTGGCTGGCAACGCGGCGCGCCGTTGTCCGCGAGCCGAGAATTCAGGCTGTTGCTGTAGCAATTTGATGAAGTTTTGCTCATTAAAACCAACACCTAAAAAGGCGCTCCCTGCTTGCCTTTGAAGCGCTCGCCGACGCTGCTCGCCAATGATGCGATCGATAGCAGCGGGTCCGCCAAATGGCAACTGACCAGCGCGAATAGATGCCGTGGCCTCTGCCTGCTGAGGACCACTGATTGCCAACTTGATAGCCTTATTGATTGTATCAATTACATTAATTGCTAAATCCAGAATCGCCTTAACAGCAGGACCTAGAACAGTTCCGATTGTTTGCGAGAGACCTGTGATGTTATCTTTTAGTGTGCTGAATTTACCGTTTAGGGTATCGCTTTGAGCAATGGCACCATCAGCATATTTGCCGCCGGCAGCCGTAAGACGCTGAATGGCAACCTCAACAGCCTGGGCGCTGATTCTTCCACCTTCGAGTGCCTTGGTGAATTCTTGGCCTTGCAGCTTATACATTTTCTGCAACTCAGCCGAGAGCGCAACGCCACGCTCTTGGAATTGCAGTAGCTCCTCGCCTTGCAGTCGCCCTTTGGCAACCACTTGGCCATAGGCCGTCGCGAGTTCGCCTAAGTTGGCGCCGGTTGCGCCAGCTACATCGCCGAGCGTTTTTACAACATCAACAACTCGATTCGATTCAACTCCAAAAGCATTTAGGCGCTTTGCCGTCTCGATCAGTTCAGTCGACTCAAACGGAGTCAGTGCTCCATAGCTTTGCAGTTCTCGAATGATTTGAGATGCCTGAGTCGCGCTGCCGGTTAGCACCTGCAGACTGCGAGCCTGGCTCTCTAGTGTCGCTGCATCTCCGAAGATTTTGTTAATGATCAAGCCGCCACCGATCAGACCGGCGACTCCGCCAACGGCTGCGCGCAAGCCGTCAAATGACATTGCAAGATTTTTAACCTGCCCTTGGACTCCCTGCATGGAGTTGCCAAGGCGGCGGATATTGTTCTCTCCGACGACATTTGCTCGAATCTTGAGCATTGCCTCCATGTTCATGGCCATGGCTATGCCCCCTGTTTATTGATCACGGTCATCGCTGCGGCCTCCATGATTTGCAGGTCCTCCAGCAGCGCGCGCGGTTCCTCTACGTCGTACAGCTTAAACAGCCAGCGCACCGCTGCATAGTCCAATCCGATCACGCCACTCATCGTGGTGCGCCACTGCGTCTGCACACGGAGGAACATTTGCACCACCGGCCAGTTCTCGGGGAGGATCCCGAAGTCTTCATCCGGTGGCGGCGGCAGATTCGGCAGGTCAAAGCCAAAGGCCGCGGCATCGTCGGCGGTTTCGTCCACAACGCCACCGCTTGCCCAATGCTCAGCGGCCTCGATCAGTTTTTTCGCTTAGCTCCCTGCAGGCTCTCGAAGTAGGCCATCACCACAGCCGTCGCCAGCAGCGGAATGTCCAGCATTTGATCCAGCGCCTTCTGGCTGAAGGGCACATCCTTGCCATCGCCATCGGTCACACCAGACCAGCCGACCAGTACCTCCGCAGCGATCGCGCCGTCGATAATTTCGCCAGCCTCAATTTGCTGGCCGATCTCCCTGATGCGGCTCTGTGGGAGGCGCTTGAACTCACCATCAAAGGTCTGACGCTCATGGCGGCCACCATCGACAGGAAGATCGAAGGCGACCGGCCACGAGTAGGTGTCCGACTGCTTGAGAACGAAAGCCAAGGTCAGGTAAAAGCGAGACTCAGCTCATCATTGCCCGAACTGGTCGGAACTGCAATGAAGGGCATGTTCAGCATCTGCACACCGTCCTGATCCGAGTAGGTCAGGTTGCCCAGGTCAGACTGAGCTGTGGTCACCGTGCACCTGTTGCCGGCACTGGTGCCGTGCTGGAAGGTGATACTGCCAGTGCTGCTGCCAGTGGCGATCGCAAAGAAGTCCTTCGCCGCAATGGTCGGCGCTTCGATCACGATCGTGCCGCTGGGTGCGCGGTTGGTGATCAGGATCTCCTTGCTGCAGCCCACCAGTTCGCGATAGATCACGTCGTTGGCGATGCTGAAGTTGTAGGACTGCAGGCACCCGCTGTAGGAGAACGCAGAGAAGCTGACCGTGTTGCCTTCCTTGAACAACAGGGGGGTGGCCTGGTTGGCGTAGGTGGGGGTAGGCAGCGTCTCGTCCGTGGGGGCGTTGTAGATGCCCGTCATGGTGAAGGCGATCACAGGGATCTGACCCACTTCACCGTTGATCTCGAAGGTGCCGCGACAGCCGGTCAGCTTGTGGCGGATGCCATCCTCGTGGTAGTGGATGGTGCAGCTCTCGAAGCCGCTGCTCTCAGGCGCGTAGGTGGCGCTGGTGCTAGTCACCAGCGTCTCAGATAGGCCGCAGCTACGCAGCACCGGACCATAGGCCGGAGCGGTCCCAGCAGTGCCGGAGCCAGCCAGCTCCACCTCGAAGGTCACCTCGACCCGGGTCTGCGCCAGCAGTTGATCGGCTTGCCCCATGTAAGGGCGCACCAAGTCGCGGTTTACGGTCTCAGCGACCAGCGGCTGAATCTCGAGGTTGCGCACCAAGATGGCATTGCTCGAGCCGGTCGGGCTGGAGTCAGTGGCGTAGGTGGTTTCAATCTTCGCCAGGATCAAACGCCGGCGTGTCAGAACTGAGGCCATTGGTGGCTACCTCGGGTTGGGGGTGGGGAGCCGGCTGGGTCCGCTCGACGAGCTTTCGCTTGCCGGTTTTCTTGTCGACCAGATAGCTGCCGCCCTGGCCTTTGTATTCGTCCATCATCGTAGCTACTACGGACTCTGAGCCAAATTAGCGACTCGAGTCCGATACTTCACGACGTAGTCGCAGGAGATCACACCAGATGGCTGGTCTGCCTCCTGCATATCAAAGCTAACTCCAGTCGGCTGCACGTCGTAGGCATGGCCTCCGACCGTCAGATCTGCCATCACCTTCGCGTGCAAACTCTCCACAATCGGATCAGCCACCTGATCAGGGATGTTGCCTCGCACAATCACGGCAATGCGCACGGTAAGCGTCCAGTCCAGCGTTGGTGTGCTCGTCAACTGCACGCACACATCATTGATCGGCTCGACCACGATGGCCGGCAGCTCGCCCCTAGCCAACGGCTCCACCCTGCTGCGGTAGATGCGCGTGCTCACGCCAGTGGTGCCCGTCAGCGCCGTGCGGATACCAGCCAGGATCGACTCGCGCTTCGTTGTCATGCCGATGCCACCTGCACCACTGTGCAAATGATGCCCGGAATCCCAGGGTGCGTGTACGGACTGGTGGCAGCGGCTTCGGCGTGGATGTAAGCATCAGCATCACTTGTTGCCCACATCAGTTCGATGTAGTCCGCCGCGGCCAGCTTCAGCACATAGTTAACCGTGCCGATGATGTTGCCTGGTGTGTTGCCATGCTTGGCGATGATGCTGAACTTGCTATCGCTGTCAGCCACATCACCACTGGATCCGCTGCCGTTCTTGCGCAGCCACACATTGATGTCGTGGATGCTGTTGTCGTTATTGGTGAACTGAATCGAGAAAGTGATGCTATAAACCCCCGGATGGTCAACCGTGATCCGGCTATTGGAGATCACATTGATGCCACGGTTGTCTAGGTCGTTCTTCCGCAACAGGATCGACGTTGGCGTATTAGCTGTTGCCGTCTGTGAGGTTGTATCCCAGAAGGATCCCCAGTTCGCGGGACTGCTGAAATACGGCAGCGTATTCCACGCGGTCCTGCCGTCACCGATCTTCAGGTTGCCGGTCTGACTTTCAAGG